ATAGAAGACTTTAAAAAGCTTTTAGAAATACTTCTCACAAAGGTATTCGACAGCGAAAAGATTAAAATTCTTTTAGAGATAAACTTTAAGGGCGAATTATTATTAGATAAAATTGTCGCTAACGATAATATTCCTCAGGAAGTATTTCTTTATACTAAACACACTGAATCCGCAAGAATATCCAAGCCAGGTATTAAATACAACGAAAAGAACAAAGAAAAGTACTGTGAGATGCTTAGGATCCTAACCCGGGGAAATAGAATTATCTTAAACGAAAAAACTTGGACAATTCCAGAGCTATTTTCTTTTGGCCTAACTGGAAAAGGAACCTATGCTAGCCAATCTGGACATGATGATGTTGCAATGACTGTTGTGAATCTTTCTGCCCTTTTCGACGGAAATGCATTTTTCGATCTTATAAGTGAAATATATGACGAGCTTGACGAAGGATATAAAGAATTAATAGAGAGTAAACTGGACGATACCGATCCTGAAGGCGGAACTAAAGAGGGAGGTTTTTACGGATCCTTCAGCAAACTGCTCTAAATCACGAAACTTAGTGATATATAAAGTTAAGATCGGGGAAGCGTCCATAAATATACTCTTCCCGATAGATATATAGAATGTAAAAATATCTTCTGAACAATAATGGCAAAGAAAATCAAACTTGATTTATCCCAATTTAAAGCCTCTGGTGTTTACACGTTAGAGTTTGATGCGTCTGAAAACGTCATCCTAACTTCCCAGACAATCAGATTGGTGGTGGGATTTTCAAACAAAGGCCCATTCAACGCTCCGGTTTATATCCCAGACATCACAACAGCAATTGCAATCTTTGGTGATATTGATAAAACATTGGAATCACAGGGATCTTATTTCCAAAGATCAATTTTAACCTGTTTGCAAACCGGGCCAGTTTTTGCCTTGAACCTACTTAAATTAAACGATGACGAAACTAGTCCAACTGTAGACAAAGTTGATTATTTTGGATTCTCAGTAGCAACCGATGAGCCCAACGGGGTTCTTACATCGAGACTTTATTCATCTTTCTATAACAAAGAGAGATTCTGGTTTGCAGATGTTGATTACTTCCTTGCAACTATGTCTGTAGTAGACCAAGGTAGAATATTCAGCCTGGTAAACCTTGGACAATCACCAATGAGTGTGATAGTTAGAAAATCAACTGATGCGGTGCCACCTTTACAAGGCTACGAGGTATTCGCCGTTGATTGGTATGGAGCCAATAACGTTCCTAGCTATGTACACCCATATGACTACATTGCAGATTGGTTTATAGACGTTATCTCAGTTTCTGGTGATTGGACAGACTATGAAGCTCTTTCAGAAGATCCTGAATGGAGTGCATTTTTTACAAGAAACGGTTTTATTAAGGATCAGTTAAACAATTTCCTTAGCCAGCAAAATGTTAATATTATTGGTCAAGTTACTGGATGTTTAATTCCTAACTTCGTAGATTTAAATGGTAATAACCAATACATTGAAACCCTAATTAATAACAATACTCCTTCAACTGGTCTTTTCTGTGCAGTTGATGAAGAAGCTTTAGACTACCTTTGCCAAAACAGATTTAAGGTTGACTTGGTAGGAAACTTCCTTATTGACGAGCTTACTGGGGATAGAGATCTTCAAGATCCTAAATTGAATTTCTTAAGCTACGATCAGCAATTAATTCAGGATTATCTTTACACACAAAATGTAACTGGTATTACTGGTGCTTCTGGTTCAGCTGGTTCTATAAACGTAGGTAGCTTATTTCACCTTACAGGCTCAACAGGAGCAACATCGGGAGCGCCTGCAGTTGCATTTAATGCATTTAGCCCAACTGCAACATACGGAGGTTTACATTACCTCCAAACAAATTCTGGGGCTGCAACTGGTGGTGTAGTTAAAGTAGTAGTAAACAACGGAGGAACTGGATATACGGCTGCTCCTACTGTAACAATTGCTGCACAAGGCGGCGGAATTCAAGCAACAGCAACAGCAACAATTTCAAGTGGTGCAGTAACTGGAATCGTTATGACAAATAACGGAACTGGTTATACCACTGCTCCATCAGTAACTATTACCGGAGGCGGCGTAGGTGCGACTGGGGCAGCTGCAGTAGCAGTAGTTCAGACCGGAACCTCACTTACTTCTGCTGAGAAAACTAGACTTAAGAATTACCTTACCCCATCTTCAAGTAGTGCTCCCTTCATAGTTGGTCAAGTTGGTATACCTGCTGGATTAACGGGAACCGTGATTAATCAATTTACCGATGGTGATTTAGTTAAACTAAAAGTTGTTGGGATTTCTGAAGTTTTAAGCAACCTTATAATTACTTATAGCCACCCTCTAGATACTGCAGTTTATGCTTCTCAGGGTATTACAATAAAACCAACATTTGATACCCAAGGGACAACAGGTAATGGTGTGATTAATTACTACTATGATTTCGGAGCATCCGATTATTTAGATATAGCAGACGTTGCTTCAGTAACAGGCGGAACAGCATCTAACGCTTTAGGCGGATTAATATCAACAAATCTCTACCAGAACGTACTTTATCAAGAAATTGCAGATGGTGATGTTATTTGGTTAAGTGATGACGGTGTATCTAAATATTACTTAGACACTCAACTAACTATAGATAGAGATCAGTACAACATATCTTACATAAGAGCTTTCAACAACGTTGCAAGACTTAGCCCAGCAAATTTGGTTAACTATCCAGCATTCTCAGATGGAACAGTAGGACCTTACGCTTCGGATAACAACGGATTACCTGTTGCGGCTGGAAAAACTGATATCGTTTCAACGGTAGCTTCTATTAACCAATACTTAGATGTAGTACTTAAAATTGACAGCACTAGTTTCCACTTTGCTCCAAATGAAGTTAACAATTTTATAATTTCTGTTGGCGATTATTTGGTTTCTACTGACTTATCACTTTGTGAAACTGTAGGAGCAAATAGACAGGGAAGGCTTACTAAAGTTACCTCTGTAGCTCAAACAGCAACTTCTGGGGTAGTAAGAGTAACAACTGCAAGACCTATCCTGTATTATGCAGGAAGTCCTATTCAGGTTCAGAAGTTTAAGTCTATACCTCAATTTACTAGATCTTTCGATTTCATCTACCTAAAAGGGTATACAATGAGAAACGATCAGAGACCAAACAATACTGATGCTCGTGTTTCTGAGATTCTTGATGTGATGTATAATACAAACATAGCAGCAACATTAGCAGCTAAAGATGTAATATCGTTCAGATACATCATCGATACATTCAGTGGACAGATCTTACCTAACTCTAAATACCAATTGAGTAAGTTAGCAATGATGAGACAAAAAGCTTTGGCTTTCATCAACGCTCCTTCAATGGCACAATTCAGAGCAAGCACAGATCCAAGATTTACAGCTGCTCCTACAAATAGAGATCCTTACCCACCGTTGCAAGCTCAGTATATTGCTGAAGGGGGTAACTTATCTCTAAACCCAGCTTATACCTTTAGCTTACCTACACAGGACTTAGGAGCTTCTTACGCAGCTTTCTATACTCCTTATATTACTATCAGAGAAAATAATAGAAACGTAAACGTTCCACCGGCAGCTTTTGTTTCTAACAATTTCGTTAGAAAATTCGCAAACGGAGAACCTTACAATATTATCGCAGGTCAAAAGCGTGGTACAATCTCAGGGGGTAACATCGTAGGAGTTGAATATGACTTTACTGATACAGATAGAGGTTGGCTCGAGCCTTTCGGACTTAACCCTATCATTAAAAAGAGAGGTTTCGGAGTAGTAATATTCGGTAACCAAACTGCTTATCAAACAGTAAATTCTGCTTTTGGATTGGTACACGTAAGAGATCTTCTCATTAGCGTAGAAAACGACGTTGAAGAAATCTTGGCTAACTACCTATTTGATTTCAACGAGGATTCAATCAGATTGGAAATTAAAACTTTGGTTGATACCTACCTCGATGGGGTTAGAGCAGGAGGAGGAATTTACGCTTATCAGGTAATTATGGATGCATCTAACAATACACCAGCAATCATTGATCAAAACATCGGTATCATCGATGTTATCATCGAACCTGCTAGGGGTATTCAGAAATTCATCAACAGAATCACTGTAACAAGAACAGGCGGTATCGCTGCAGGAGGATTCATCAACTTCGTTTAAGGATTTGATGAATTTTCCGAGCAGAGATAAATATAAAAAAATTGAAATGAATTAATGGCTGGTTTACCACATTACCAAAATTCACTTTACTCGATAAACAAATACGAACCTGTTTATCTTAACCAGTTTGAGGTAACTGTTATACCTCCACCTGCAGTAGCGGGCGGACAAATTCTACTCGAACAGGTAGTAAACGTGACCGGATTGGATGTGGATAAGAATCCAGGATTCGTTTTTCAAAAGTATAAGTTTGCAAAGAGAAACTATGCAGGGGGTAAGCCTGATAAGACCTCTTTGGATCTTGGAGTAAGATTCACTGTTAACTTAGACGATGCGAACTCAATGTATGTTTTCAAAACTCTAAGACAATGGACGGATCTTATTTACAACCCATTGACTGGTGCTATGGGAATCAAGCAGGATTACACAGGAACTATAGTTATATCGGTATTTAATAAAAACGGAAACGTTTTCAGAAGGATCACATGTAAGGATTGCTTTCCTTTAAAAGCTATTGACCCTATGGAACTTGATTACCTAAACGGGACTACTCTATACGAGATCAATATGGCTTGGGCAGTGGATTACTGGGAAGATTTATTCACATAAAATAAAAAGAACATTAGATGGCAGGTTTACCACACTATAATAACTCGAAGGCAGCTAGGAATAACTACGAACCAGTTTTTCTTAACCAGTTTGAGGTTCTTATTACACCCCCTTCTGCCGTTACATTGGCTAACGTGAGATTTAATGGTGAGTCTATTATGACTCAGCAGGTAAAAAGTGTAACTGGTAGCTTGGCAGTAGATATTCAGCCTGCAGCACCGGTAACTCAGTACTATAAGTTTGCAGAAAGAAGATATGCTGGCGGCGAGCCTTCAACTTCTGATGTTCAGTTTAGTGTAGCGTTTGAGGTAAACCTTGACGAGAATAATTCAATGACCATGTACAAGATTCTAAGACAATGGTCAGATCTTATCTACAACCCATTGACTGGTGCTATGGGATTAAAAAGAGATTACGTTGGCCAAATGGTTATTTCAATATTCAATAAGCAAGGTGATGTATTTAGAAGAATTACATTAAACAATTGCTTTCCTATTGAGCCATTGACCCCTATGAATCTCAATTACGAGAGTGGAGACGCTCTTTACATATTGGACACTACTTGGAAGTCTGATTACTGGCAAGACCAGTTCCTATAATCTGGAACTTTATCTTAGATTTTTTGTATAAAACTTA